GATATGTACGAAGCAATGATTGAGCTGTTAAATCAGGACAAGATTAGTTTTACTGCTCAATATGATAATAAAAAATATCTTACTGTTTTTGATGTAGATGAAGAAATGTTGAAAAAACAGAAAGCAAAAATAGCAAGAGAACTGAAAAAGAAAAAGCTCGATGAAAATGAATATGAAGTACAGATGGCAGAAAAAATCAAAGAAATTCAGTCAGTAAAAACAAAGATGATTAAGCTTGATTGGATGGATGAGATTGCACTGGCTAACATCGATGCTTTAAAGGAAGAACTTGTAAATATGGTTAGAAAAAAACGCGATTCTTATAAGGATTCTTTTGAACTTGCTCCAGAAAAAGCAAATAAAATGCATGATGATCGTGCTTATGTTTGTTGCATGGCATCTTATGGATTGATGATGGAACGCAGAAAAGCGATCATTCAAAGGAAAAGAGCTCCAAAACAAAATCTCGTAGA